GCGGTGGATCATTCAGTTTCGAGCGGATAATCCGGGCGTTAAAGTCCCGGCCTTGAATTATGCCCCCTGAACAAAATGTTGCCTCGTCTGAGGCGTTGAAGGTTGTGCAAGACATCGGGGTGACCTTGATGTCTCTCGGGCCGGTTCCACTGACGGTCTTGGCCGGATTGATGGTCGGACTATTCGGGAAGGCGCTGGCGTCACAATTCGGGGTCCAGCGATGGCATAAGGCGCTAATCCCGCTGATTGTTGTTGCTGTCTGCGGATTCGTCTTCGCCTCGTTGACAGACCCGTCGGTGAGCGCGTTTCAGCCGCACGAGATGAGAAACCCAATGGTGCGCGTCTATATCGTTGGCGCGGCGTTGGGACTGGTTTCGATTGGCATCCATCGTCAGTTTCTGAAGGACTCCAAGCTGGAACGGGTCTTTACCGGAGAACCGGAAGACCCATCGGGCAGTTGACTTGATGGAGCGTCAGGCGTAGAAGGGGCGCGATATGAAATTCATTCTTATCCTCATGGCGGCAGTCGCGATGGTTGTTTCTGCATCGGCGGCTGATAACAAGGCGAAGAACCTGATCGACGACGGAGTGGCGAAAAAGGTCCAGATCGACAAGGAAAAGCCGTGGTTCAGTAACATCGAAGTTGGTGGCGTCGGAGCCTATCGGCAGGCGAGTTTTATCAGTGGCCATGCCGAGCGCGGAGCCGGCGTAGTTCTCGGGATTCCGGCGAACAAGCATGTAACCATCGAAGGGCGGTTGCTTGCATTCGAGGAAAGTCCGAATGGTGACGAAGGGAACAGGTGGAAGGGAGACATCATTGACGAAATCGCAATCAGCGGACGATCTGTCTTGTTCTCTACGCAGAAAAAGACACTAACGATTGATGGTTATGGCGGCGGCGACCGCAGCCAGCAATTGGACGATTGGGGGTTCCACGTCGGGCTTGGACTTAGATGGAATCCGGCGAAGCAGTTCAGTCTAACGTTATCGCGAGAGATCCGGTCATGGTTCCGGTCGAAACACGATCACGTGACAATCCTTTCGGCGAGTTATTTGCTGTGAGGTAGGGGCGGGAATCGACTTTTATGCCAACCATCATCAAAGAGACCGGGGCTGGTTCGAGCGATGCGAACAGCTACGCATCTCGATCTGATGGGAACGCCTACGCCGATTCCCGCCTTCACTCTACTGCTTGGACAGGTGCTTCCGACGACGACAAGGATCGGGCGCTGATTCAGGCGACGCGCACAATCGATCAGGAATTCCAATTCAACGGCTACAAGGCGAACCAGTCTCAGGCGCTGGCGTGGCCGCGTATCGAATGCCCGGACCCGGATCAGCCGGGCTATAGTTCGCATCTTGCCTTGCGGTTTATTCCCGGAGCCTATGTCGATCCGACGATTGTCCCGGTAGATGTCGTAAACGCAACGTGCGAGCTTGCGATTGCGCTTCTGGCGGGCGACCGGACAGGCGACGCCCAAGGTGACGGGATCAAGCGAATCGACATCGCAGGCGCTTTGGAAGTGGAGTTTAGCGGACAGTCGGCACCGCTGGTTGTTACCCGTGACGTGATTCATGCTTTGGCGAAGTATGCACAGCCCATCGGCGCAGGCTCAGGGTCTGTCAAACTCGCCAGAACATGAACCTTCCAGCCATTGCCCGATCCGCAAGGGATACGATCTTCCGTATCACGGACAGTATCGCAGTCACCGGGAATTACTATCACGTTGTCGGAGGCGCTTCTTACGACGTAGCGACCGGGACGAACAACGAGACGACAACAAACTTTCCCTGTGAGTGTCGGACGGCGATGTTTACGCAGCGAGAGATCGACGGCGACCGGATCAAGGCGGGCGACAAGAAGCTGATTTTCAAAACGTCGGAGGTAACGATCAATCCTAATATCGACGACTACTTTGTTGATTCTAATAGCAAGCGGTGGGACGTGATGATGATTGGAACGGAGCCGACGAATAGCGTTTTGATTATGCGCGGACGAGCGCACGCCAACTGATGAGCACTGCCGTTTTCGAGCCAGCGCGGGTAATGATCGAAACCATTTTCAAGAATGGTTGGAGCACTCGCACGCCGGTCAAGTTTGAGAACACAAACTTCGATCAGCCGGCTCGTTCTGAATGGGTGGCGTTGTTTATTCGATGGGGTGCGTCGGAACAAGCCTCAATCGGCCCCGATGGTTACAGAATGGAGCGCCATGTCGGCGTCGTGCTGATTCAAGTCTTTAGTCCGAAAGGCAGTGGGTTGAAACGCCACAACGAAAATCTCGATTTTGCCGCCGCGCTGTTTCGGATGCAGACGCAGAACGATACGACGAACGGCGTTGAAATAACGTTCAGGACGCCAGAGAGAACTTATCAGGGAGAATCAAAGGAAATGCTTCAGGAGAATCTGAGCATACCGTTTCAACTTGATTCCCTATTCTGAAAAGCAGACAACGACTAAGACGAAAGGTAAAATATGAGCGACGCAAATAGATCCGCACTTCGATACGCAGAGGAACCGTATTACGCTGCTGACATCGGCGGCGGCTACGCCAGTGGGACAGTCACGTTTGCCGGCGTGCCGTCTAACAACGACACGGTGACCGTCAATGGCGTCGCCTACACCTTCAAGAGTTCGATGACGGCGGCAAATCATGTCGCCATCGGAACGACCGCAGCAGCGTCGGCTCAGAACTTGGCAGACGCGATCAACGCCAATATCTCAACCCGTGGCACCGCATGGTATCCGGCGACGACGGCGAACGCCTACTGTATTGCGACTGTCTCAAGCGACGTCGTGACCGTTCAGGCGAAGATTCACGGCACGGCCGGCAACAGCTACACGTTGGCGGAAGCCGGGTCGAACACGAGCGTCAGTGGAGCGACTCTCAGCGGTGGGTCGGCGACGAACTATTCGACGATGACCGGCGTTCGTTACAACAGCCACTCGTTGAAGCATACGAAGATGACGGTCGAGTCTGAGGAAATCCGCGACGACCGGACGGCCTTCGGTTTGGTCAAGGTCGGTATCGCTGCCGGTGGCGACAGTAACCACGAACTTCATTACGGCGATTTCGCTGCGTGGATCGCCGCTGCGATGCAGGGAACGATTGTGAGCGGGACGAACACGCAGGCGATGACGATCTCTGGTGGCGTCCTGACGCCGGCTGTCGATTGGTCTGCGGCTCCCGACATTCTTGGAGCGAAATACGTGAAGCTTTCTTCCCGCGATCCAGCCAACAACGGGATCAAGCGCGTGATCTCGATCAGCGGCAATGCGCTGACTTTGGAGAACGTCGTCGATGAATCAGGTTCGTCCGGTGATACCATCGCGTGGTCGTATGTCCGTCAGGGAACGACACTCAAGAGCTACGTCGTGGAGACGGATCAACGTGACGCGGCAATCGTTGTGCCGTTGATCGGGATGTGCATCAACGAACTTGCCCTGACGCTTGCCGCTCGGGCAAAGGCGATGGTCCGTTTCGGTTGGATGGGCTACGGACTGCCGAGCGGAAGCCGGACACGGACGGACTCGGTTGGTAACGCGATTGCCGCTCCTTCGTTGAATCCGATTATCAACACGACTGACAACGTTCCGCTGTTCTACCTGAATGGTCTGCCTCGTCGGACGGCAAGTCTATCGGTGGATTTCTTGCTGAGCAACAACCTGCGTGAACGTCCGTCGATTGGTCGCGAAGGGACTCTTGCACCGGGCAGCGGCGAAGCGAGTTTCACCGGGCGGTTGCAAGACTACTTCGACAACAAGCAGGAGTACGACGATTTCTTGTCGCACACCGACAACTCGTTTGAACTTACGCTTCGTGACTCGCTCGGGAACGTCATGAACATCTATATGCCGGGGATTCAGATGGGCGACGGCAGCGCGGACGTTCCGGGGACGAATCAGGATATTTTCTTGAACCGCACTTTCAAGGCGAAGAAGGCAGTCGGCCACGACGGAACCAGCCAGTTCCAGTGTCAGATCGATCTGTTGGCTGCTTGACGGCGATGTCGGCGGGCGGTAACAACTGATCGGAATCAAGCTAGTTGGGCGGGTAGCCGGGCGAGACTGCAATCCTCGTCCGGCATTTTTCTAAACTCGAATATGAACATCAAAGCATTCAAGCAACGGTTCGTTACAGATAGCGTGAAGGAGATCAAAGGCGTTCGTGTCCCGGTCGATGAAGGGTTCTTTATCTACGTCGCCCGTAGCGGTAACGACGCCGCTCGCGCAAAGTTTGAGCAACTGGCGTCCGTCTCGGACGTGGCGATTGCCCGGAAAGCTGGCGCGTTGACGGAGCAACAGCAGGAGGAGATCGCGAAGGAAGTTTACGCCAACTGCATCTTGGTCGGATGGGAAGGGTTGGAAGATTCGGACGGGACTAAGATTCCGTACTCACCAGAGAAAGCGAAGGAACTTCTGGCGATCCCCGACTTCTTTGAATTCGTCCGGCGTTTTGCAGAGAACCAAGAGAACTTCCGGCGCGACAACATTGAGGAGGCGGCTTCGGCCTTGGG